CTGTGCTTCAGATTGTTCCTGACCCATACCTGCTTGCACACCAAACTGACTTGCTTGATTGGATGCAGCTTGATTTGCCATTCTGCTTGCAAGTGTCTGCCCGGCAGTAAATTCACCTGCCCGGTTTTGCGCTGCCTGGTTTTGTATACCAGCTTGAAGCGCGCGTCCGAGATCGGACTCTTGGAAACCTGCCTCCTGTCCAAGTGCAGACTGTGCAAATGCTCGGTTTTGCATTCTGCGCTGGTTGTCTTCAGCAACCCGTGCTTCTGCTTCTGCGATTGCACCGGACTGATCGAATGTTCTGCCCATCATTGTGGATCTTGCACGTGCAGCTTCTGCGATTTGTCTTTGCTCACGATCTGTCAGACCTTGCCCAAGTGCAGCTTCTGCGTCTTTCATTAATGCAGCACGCACAGGGTCATTTTGTAGTAATTGCCCACCCTGCAAGCCTGCCACCGCTTCATATCCTAAACCTTTTTCACTGACCAAGCTAGGATCGTATGTTGTACCAGCTTGCAGGTTAATAGCATCACCCATTGTTGCTGCATCAAAAGTTTGCCCACCTACTTTTCCACCAAATGTTGAATCTGTTGGAATATCAATTGCCCCTGCTCCCGTTAATGCGTCCTGCTGTCCCTCTAGTACCTGCCTTGCAGACTCAAGTGCTTCCTGAGTGCCAGGCTTGTAATCTTCCATGATGTCCTGGTATGTACCAGATAAACGAGCAACATCCTGTAAATCACGCTCTCGTTGACGAGACAGGTTACCTGCTTGTAAATCTTCTGCAAGTGCTGATAAACCAAGAAATCCACCACCCTCTTCTGCGGTGGCAAATCCAGCCTGTCTGCCTGCATCTACTTGGTCGTATACAGTTTCAGTTGTTTCAGTTGCATTGGGGGTATCTCTTGGAATGTCTTGGAAACCAATTCCGCTCTGTACCTCATTTCCTTCATCGTCATATACAGAATAAACAGAATCACCTGTTTGTCGATCAACGCCCGTCTGCTTAAACCCGCCAACAAACTTACGCTCTTCTCTTGCAACTGTGTACTGCACATTACGCTTGTCACCAAGCAGGTCAACCATTCCATCACCTGTGCGAAAGGTAGGAAGATCAGTTACCTCTGTTGTGCCTGCTTTGGATACATCAGTAATTACATTACCTTCTGTATCCTTGGCAAAGATTGGTTGCGGATCGGTTACTGCGTAGGAATTACTATTTCTTGATAATTTAAATCCTGTTGTGTCTTGAAGTCCAGGTAAAATCTTTGCTGAAAAATTAGTTATTGTGGATTGATCATCTTTTATTTTTTTCAGCGTCTCTGCATCAAATGACGGGTTTTTCTCTAAAGCAGAAATGGTATTATTTAATGCTCTATCCAAAAAACTTTTTGCTCCTTTTGCAATTATTGTACTATCTCCGACCTGACCCCCAATCGGTACTGCTGCACCCCTTTCCACAACATTTCCTTGCTCATCTACAAACTCCACATACGCACGTCCACTAATGGCAGCATCCAAAGTGTCAGTACCTTGCAGCTGCCTTCCGTTTTTGTCCTCCACGATTGCTCGCATCCTAGCTTCCCCAGGTTCAGAGTATCCAGATATTGCACGCCCTTGATCATCATAAGTTACCTCACGCTGCCCTCCACCTGTTTCACCACCAAGCAAAGTCTGCCTAAGTACATCTGTGTCTGTCTGCGCAGTCTTCTTACGAATTGATTCTTCGAGTGGAAGCAAAGATTCGAGTGAACCTGTGTCCGCAAAATCACCCGTACCTGTAAGTAATCCTACCTGTGCCTGAAGTGCTTCTGAAAGTCCTTCACCATAACTTGGTTGACTCGGTTGCGCAATATTTGTATCTCCACCCATTTTTATTTCCTCCGATTAATTCGATTAAAGTCGTACCATTTTATTGGTTGTTTTTTTAAATGCCTCATCCATCCAACAAAAGATAGTGGATAGGGTATGCGGTTAATGAACTCGGATATTGCATCATCTCCAATGGCTGTTCTAACATACCATGCGTCCGGGCCAACCACTCCCCATTGTTCATCTGGGTGTTTATCTGAATCGGATCTAACTGCTTTACCAAGCAATAATGTTTGTGGAGTAATAAACACATATCCATATGCAGAATACGAAGCAATGTCCTTGAACATATCACCATTGATTTGCTCGTAAAACTCCTTAGCTCGTTCCAAAATATTCATGTACTAATTGTCGCTCCTAATGCGACCACTTTCCATGCAGATCCATCAGATACTGCGACTGTTGCTGCACCTGCATTTCCATCGGTTACGTATATCATTTGCCCGGCTGGAGATGCGGATGGCACACCACTCACTGCATATGATTTTAATGTCATTATTGTTCCTGAAATTGTACCACCTGTAACTGCAATAGCATTGCTTGCTTGTGTGCCTAATGTACCTACACCAAGTGCAGTCCTTGCTGCCCCTGCGTTTGCACTTCCTGTCCCTCCATCTGCAATAGCAATGGGTGAGGATAAGCCAGAAATTGTGCCACCTGTGATGTTTACATTTCCTTCGTTAATCGTAACTGTTGGTTCACCAAGTTGGTTTAATGACGCAGCGGTTACATCCACACCTGTGGCAAAGGTAAATCCTCGTGTCACTGTTGCGGTAATTGCCATTATGCAACTTCCCTTCTTGCTGCTGCCCCTACCCCAATTGCTTCGAGACTCAAGTGCCTAAAACTCGGTCTGCCTGCGGTGACATTGATTTCTATGTTTGCCCCATACCCACGGGTACGCCCCGTACCAAAGCGGAAGAGTGCTTCTTCTGTGCCATCTGCAGTGTGACTTAAAACTGTGTTGCTTGCGTCCGGGTCTAACGTGTTGACCTTGATATTGAATGCATCGTTATTGACTGTCTTTGCAGCTACCTGTCCACGTCTCCAACTCTTCACTCCAACATCTCCAAATGTGAAAGAGCGTGATACTAACTTACCTGCAATTGCAGTTGTGCCTGACTCACTTGTACTTCCTATCTTGCGACCAGAATCATCAATGGAGTTTTCTTCCATGAGGTAAAACCCGGTGTCATTACATGCGAATAATCTGCGTCTTGTTGGTGCAGATCCGTGGGAACATACTACCCAATCAGCGTTGGGTACTGTGGAACTACCTGTTGGGACTGCAAGGTAGTACTTATTATCATACACGATACCACATGCAGTATCTGCTGCTGCGAAGTTAACCTCATCGAATTTGTCCTGTATAGGTCTGGTCATGGGTATGGTTTCGCCACTTACTTTACTTATAGCTACCCCAAGTCCCTTGGCTGGGTCAGTGCCAGGTGACAAGACGATGACCCCGTTATCTGACAGGAAAAATGTTTGTGGGCCAGACTGTGCGATTGATTTGCGTGCCACACAACCATGCTGACGGGTAATCTCGTAAGTATTGGCTGCGCTAGTTGTGGCAATGTTGTTAATCATATGGATGCTGTTACGCATGAACACGATTAACTGATCTTCTTGGTAGGGAATAAAACCTACAAGAAAATCTGCACTTCCTTTATTTAATCTAAATTGCGAGTCAGCAGCAGTGAAGTTATTACTATCGAGTAGATCCGACATAATTACACTGTAATTACTATCTCCACCACTTGGGTTGGTCGTTACAGGGTTTGCAATAATTAATCGGTTACGAAAACTTATACCAAAGGTTGAGTTGGGACAGGCAATACCTGCACCGGATGCAGTGCCTGTTTTAACAGCAAAATCAGTTGGACTACTAAAGTTACCATCCCATTCGAGTGGTCGTTTTGCAGTGCCACGAAACAAGATTAGTTTTTCAAAGTTTTGCACAAAGCTTGCCCCGTCTGCTTCTGCCACTACCTCACCACCAGGATAATCAATGTCGATTCCAGAGTTGTTTGCATCATTCCATATGATTGCTTTTGACTTAGTGGCAACCACTACAAACTCTGTGCCTGTGGCTGGGTCACTGAACAATGTGCTGGCAAATACACGCTCGTCTGATCCGTTGTAGGTCAGTGTTACACTACCTGCCAAGAAATCTATACCCTTGCGTACTTCTGCAAGGTCACCAATCAAGCGCATATTCTCGCTTGTCTGTACAAAGCCTGACTCTAAAGTGGTTGCTTCCTGGTACGAATTGATACCAATAAATCCACGATCTCCATCTTGAAGAACTTGGTTATCCAATCTACCTGTTGTACGATAACGTGCCATTCACTTCTTACTTTTAAATTCCTGGTAAAACTTGTAACTCATGTAAGTAATCGTGATTACACCTGCGATACATCCAAATAAGCTATCTAGTGTGGACAGTCCAAACGTGGCAAGTGTTCCACTAATTCCAAACACTGATGCACGATCAATCATTAGAATAACCAATCGAAAATAATTAGAGTTACAACTAGCGTGACAAATACTGTGAGCATTTTACCTTTTTTAGAAAGGGATAAAAATTTATCTTTTAATATTTCAAGATTTTTCATGGGTTACGGGAAGGAGGTTTGACAGGAAATGGTGCGCGAGTCTGATGTTTAATTGCTTCGGTTTGCGAGCATTGGCGAGCAGTTCTCTTTGCCACGAAGATGGGAATGGCAAGATATCCACCAAGTAATACTGCCGCTCCGATTAGAATCTTTTTTATGTAGGATGTGAATGCATCAAAGCCTGTCTTATGCTCTGCTAGTCCGTTCGCAACGATGGCAGATACATCTCCGTGAGATAGTTTTTCAATGGTTTCTTCTGCTTCTATGAGGGCATCTTTATTCTTTAATGCTTCGCCAGCAAGTACACCAGCACCAGCAGATAGTCCACCTATTACCGGGCCACCTAAAGATCCGGCTGCACCCCCAGCCAATCCTCCCACTAGAGGGTAGGTGGAGCGCAAACTACACCCGGTAAAGCAAACAAGCAAAAGGACTATGGCGGTGTATATCATTCAGGTGGAAAATTAGGGTCAGTCCACTCGTCCGTTGCTAGAATTGCGAGTATTTCGGAATGCGAGTATTGCGTTTTGCCTTCCAAGAATGAAGGTGTTGTATCGCTATCGAACTTAACAAAAGTTTTAGAACCATCGAGTGAGTATCGAAGTGTATTTTCTGAAATTTCTTGGACTTTTAAAAAATCTACTGAATCAACTTCATCCGAATTTATTATAACATATTTCATTAGCTTATTGTTGTGCTGTAAGTTGCATTACTGCCTGTGATATTTGCGCCACTTCCGCCTGAACCACTAACTGTCGATGCGTTCACTACAGTTCCTATCACATCAGTATTAGCGGGAGTGCCACCACCTGAATCAGTATCTCCTGAAGAATCCCCCATTCTATACCAGGCAACCAAATTATTAGATACACTGTTTAAATTAACAGCATCACTAGTCGAATAACTATTGTAAATACTACTCACATCGGAAGCAGACAAAACACTGTTCCAAATACCTAGCTCGTCAATATGGCCATTATAGTACTCTGAACCGCCATAAGTGGATCGACCAAATAAATGACCCCCGTAGGTTGAGTAATCTACTAAAGTGAAATTATCGACAGTTGAATCAAGAGCGCCATTAACATACACTTTAGCGACAGCACTAGATCCAGTCCCGCTTAATGTAAGCACTCCGTGATACCATGTTGAATTGCTTAGAGTTTGTCCTGAGTTATCATAACCACTCCCATAAGCATTAAAGGTTAAATTATTATTAGCGTTAAAACCAAACGCTCTGTATTTACCACTAGATGCCTCGCCCCAAGAAACCAAAGCATCCCAACTAGCAACCCCACTCCCACGATTAAACCAACACGCAATCGAAAAATCAGTTTGTAAACTTAATGAAGTATCATTTGCCGATAAACTATCATCTGTACCATCGAAAAAAGCCGACAGGCTATTACTAATAATTGGGTAACGCGCACCATCGCTATTGTAAGCGCGCCAATTTGAACCATCGGAAATTATGTACGCATTCGTGTCTGTTTCGAAGTAAGCGTCCCCAACCGAGGGGGAACTTGGACGGGTCGATGATGTGATTGATGGTATTGTCGTAGGCATAATTAAGAGTCGTTGTTAAAAATTAACCAAGTGCCGTCATCGGCATAGATATAAAAGTCATAAGTATCTGTACCGAAAGCGATATTGACTTCGTCTGTCGGATTAGTCGGAGTACTTGCTAAAATGTTTGCTTGAGTGTTTCGTGTTGTGACATTGTATGTGGCAATCGAATTAAGAAATGTTCCACTTAGATTGGCGGTTGTGAATCCGCTAGATGCTAAGGTAACCCCTGAAACTCCCGCATTCGTTGAAGCTGGATTAGTAAGAGTAAATGTAATAACAGTATCTGAGCCTGTTGGTACGCTTTGACCGCCAGCGACTGTGAGGATTAAAGTACCACTCGACTGAGTCCATGCTCCGCTTGAGCCAAATATTGCCGCATTTGTACCTCCAACCGTCAAAGATGCACTGTCCGATGTCTGCGATCCTGTTAATCCAGCTATCGTCAGAGTTGAGCCAGCACTAATTGCTAATGATGGATTTACTGTGAAAGTTAAAGTATTAGTTGTCCCTTGCGCTGTCTGTCCGTTGACTAAAGAAGCACTGTCAAAAGTTTCAAGTGGTACAGTTGGACTGGCTACCACTCCGAAACTAAATGTGGGAAGAACAAACATTTTTAGGATGCAGTGTCTCCAGCTAAAACGAAAACATTATCAGCGTAACTAACTAAACTAGCTACTCCGAACTGACCGTTTATTTTAGTGTGGGATTGTCTGTTGTTGATGGTAGTTCCCGAAGCACTAAAACTAACTTGACCAGCACCTTTCTGAACGAAGCTACAATTAAATCCAGCACCCAATCCGCTTGGTACTGTTACAGTTACTGCTGATGCTTTATTCATAACAACTACTTTTCCATTGTCACTTGCCACTAAAGTATGATCCGCAGTCTTATCCGCATCAATACTTGCATCAAAATCTTCTAGTTTATTGCCGCCTAAATCGACTACCCCACTAGAAACCGCTATAACATTCGTGTCCGCTGTGCCAACCGTTTTGGTTGCCGCATCTCCGAGTGCTAAACTTGTCCTCGCAGTTCCGGCATTCGCTACATCGGATAAATTATTAGCCGCCCGTAAGTTTCCGACATTTGCCAAGTTTACGATATTTGCAAGTGATACCTTTTTTGTGGTTGCAGTTCCGCTGACATCGACAATAGGCACGACATCTGTGGATGCGGGTGTACCTGAAAAAGCGGGGAGTTGAGATATTTTTTTATTAGCGATTTTAAGTTCCTCCGTTGAAGGTTAAAAATTATTTAATCGTGAACATATAGAGTGAGTGTCGGAATGTAAGAGCCGTATGAACCGTCTGCGAATTGCGGGCGAAGGAATGCATAAACAGTTAATGCCCCTGAAAATCCCGCATCCATGTCGAGATTCTTTGTCGTATTAATAGTTGAGAACCCTATATTTGATCCAGCAGAACTATCGTTAATCGTGCTGATATGAACATGGTACGCGGCGGCATTAGTTATTGCATTCCAGCTAAAATTACCGACCATGCCGTTTACGGTAACCGAAAAACTGCTGTCCGAATTTGTGAAGGTTTGCGGGGTGTTGCTGGCTGGTTCAAAAGCCAACATATCCACTCCGTTCTCAGTAATAAAAAATGCCCCGTCTTCGGTTATGATGACTCCGTCAGGTGATGGCACACCACCACTTGTGAATACACGAGGTGCGCCAACATTTAAATCTAGTCCTAAAGCGCACATTTATATGTTGTATGCTATGACTGCACCACTAGAAAGTGTTATTGAACTTATGTTTCCATAAATTGCAGTGTTTGCAGCTAGAATAGTTGCATCCTGCCCAGTGCAAATGTCAGACAAATTAGTAACATTGCTTGTAATACTCGCAATGACTGTGTCTTCCGTTGCAACTATCGCAAAGAATTTGCCTGTATGTGCCGCAGTATCATTAATGTACTCGCCTCCATTTAAACCTAAACCTCGATATTCTGATGCCATAATGTTTGTTCCTTTTATGCCGATGAAACGGCAGTTGTTCCGTAAGTAATAAATTGTAATGGGGTGGATTGCCCCTCTTGTCGTTCGAGCTTATCCAACTCGGTTTGTATGATTTGTTCTGCTTGTGCGTAAATAACCTGTGCTTTTTCTGTTTGCCCGTCCGATTGCAACCAATCCCCGTATGCTCCCACAACCGCATACTCGCTGAATATGTATGGGAATACACTTGAGTCACTTGCATACTCTAGAAAGCCTGCCCGGTAATATACCCATACAGGTGCGTTGCTTGCACGGTCAGGTAGAATTGCTTCTCCGTATTCCGTGCTTCCACTTGCATCTGCAATATTTCTATATGCTAAATCGTTTGCTCCAATTGATCCGTAAGGGTCATTATCTGTGACCCGGAATATCTCGCTAATGGTTGTGCCGAAATCGATGTAAGTAAGCATACTTGCCGTTGCTGTTGCTCCGCTTCCACTACCGCCACTAAAACTAACTGTGGGTACTCCTGTGAATGCTGTGCCATTATTAGTCACTGCAACTCCGTTTACTTCTCCATCTGCGTTTATTGTGGCAGTCGCTGCTGCGGAGTTTCCACCTCCACCACTAAAGCTAACACTTGGTGCGGATGTGTAACTTGCTCCACCACTACCCACTTGTACGCTTCGTACTCGAAGGTCTGGGATAACTTGCGAGATGACTGAATTGAATGGCCACGCAGTGCGATCCCATGCCAACTTGCCAAAGCGGTTAAAACTGCGAACCGCAGCAGTTGATTCAGCAGTAAGGAATGAATCCACGCCAACCATACTTACTAGGTTGGTCAGCATGGTGCTTACTGCTATCTTCCTCATGCGAAGCTTGGTTTGTTAAAACCTCCAGATACGAAGGTCTTCTTGTTAAATGATTTAGCTTTTAAATGTGGGTTGTCCCTAAAGAACTCATTCGTAAAGGCTTTGTCTCCCCAGCATCCCTGCTTGTCTTGATGCCAGCGGAAGTATTCACGGGCAGGTATCGTGCCTTTTAACTGACCAAGTCCTTCAACTTGTCCACCTTCTCCGTTCTCCTTGCCACACTCAATCTCACGTTTCTTTGCCTCGTACTTTTCAAGGTCAACTTCGTAACGCAAGTGCTTCTCCAGGTTCTTCATAAACTGTGAACCATTGCCTTGTGCTGCACCCCACTTTGGTATGAATATTTCTGCCATGATAAATTGATGTGGAAAAGGGAGTGACCCGCTACGCAGATCACTCCCCAAATCCTAATTGCAATTAAGCAAATTGGCCGAGGTCAACGATACGTAATCCGATAACAATCTCTCCAGCAGTAGCAGATGCAATCGCTGCGTCTGTTACTTCCAGGTAAATTGAAGCTGCTGTGTTTGTTCCACCTGCTGCTTGTGACTGACCTCCTGTGAATGCATCTCCTGTGTTAAACACAGGTGCGGACATTGCGTCCACATCAAGAGCATCAATGAACTCATCCGGGTCACCCTGTGTTGTTCCTACGTCAATGACAAGGGAGGTTGTACCTGCAAATGCGACACTTTCGTATACACCAGCAAGTTCAACTGCACCACCTGCTGGTATAGTTGCGATGGTTAATTGACCACCATTGCCGATAGTCTGTAGGTCTTCAAAGGTTGCGGTATACACATGTGTGAAACCACGTCCTGCTTCATTATTTGATAATTCTGACATATCTTAAATCTCCTTATTTTAAGTGTTATTAGTTAAAATATCCGTGAGCAACAGGTGACAAACATGCCAATCCAGCAACTACGTCTACAAAACCTCTGCGGCCTCCACCTTGATTCTCAAGCTCAGTTACAGACTCAGCTTTCAAGGACATCATAGATACATACTCAGGATCAATTAAGAGTCCTGCGTCTGCGTCAACTGTGTCACTTCCGCTTGTTCTGTTTATAAAAAGGCTAGGAACAATGTTGCACAATCCGAAGTCACCCTCATATACGCTAACTGAAAGAGTTATCTTCTTGG